GTGACCGCGCGGGCGGTGAGCTTCGGCTGCGCGGCCTCGGTGTGCGGCGCGAGCCGGCCGCTGGTCGCGTGGGAGGAGCGGGAACTGCGCCAAGTGCGGCGCGGGTAGGGGCGGCGGTAGGCAGGACTGGCGAGGGGCGGTTGGCCTGGAGCGGCGCGGCGAGACCTGGTATGGCCCCTTCCCTACCCCACCCCCACCCGTCCCCCCGCCGTCGCCGCCCGACCCGCTGCACACCCCCGCCTACCAGCCCGTTCGCGGTACGACAGTCCACCAGGGTCCACCAGGGTCCTATGATCTGCACCCCAGCGACGATTCCTCTTCCCTGCCTGTTATGGATCCGCCAGGCTGAGTCATCATCGGGACACGTGCAGGGACCCCCGGCACGGGCATCACCAATCACCACCCACGACAGGCGGCCCCATGGCGATCACGCTCGCACAGGCGCAGGCCAAGCTCGCGCTCTGGCTGGCGGCGGAGGATGCTGTCGCGGGCGGGCAGTCCTACTCCATCGGCGGGCGCTCCCTGTCCCGTGTGGACGTGGCCAAGATCGCGGAGCGGATCACCCACTGGAATCGGGAGGTGGACCGCCTGACCGCGGGCCGGTCCGGGCTACGCGTCCAGCGCGTCGTGCCGAGGGACTGACGCGTGGCGATCCTGGACCTCTACAGCAAGCGCCAGGCCGCGGCTCGGCGCACGGCGGCCGCCGCCAACCCCCCGGCGCCCGAGAGCCTGCGCGACCGCGCCGGTCGGCTGCTCGGCTCCGCGCTGACCCTGCTGCGCCCGACCGCCTACGGCTACTCCCGGCACGGCGCCAGCCGCACCCGGAAGGCGCTGCTCGGCTGGATCAGCAAGGCGGGCAGCCCCGACGAGGACATCACCGAGAACCTGCCGATCCTCCGGGAGCGCTCCCGGGACCTGTACATGGGTACCCCGCTGGCCACCGGGGCGCTGGAGACGCTGGCGACCAACGTCGTCGGCTCCGGCCTGCGGCTCAACGTCCAGGTGGACGCCGAGGCCCTGGGGCTCAGCGAGGACGAGGCAGAGGAGTGGGGCCGCCGGGTCGAGCGCGAGTTCAGCCTCTGGGCCGACACGCAGCACTGCGACGCGGCCCGGACCTGCACCTTCGGGCAGCTGCAGGAGTTGGCCTGCCTCAGCGCGTTGATGTCCGGCGACTGCTTCGCACTGCTGCCGATCATCCGCCGGGCAGGGTCGATCTACGACCTCCGGGTCCAGCTCCTGGAGGGGGACCGGGTCTGCGACCCGCCCTTCTGGGGCCTCGATGAGGACATCTTCGCCGGGGTCGAGCTCGGGGCCTACGGCGAGCCGGTGGCCTACTACGTGGCCAAGTACCACCCGGGCTCGCAGCAGTCCTCGACCGGGCAGGTGACCTCGACGTACGCGGTGCGCGGCAACCCCAACGCCCCGCAGCTCGTGCAGAACGAGTGGAAGCGGGTCGCGGCCTTCGGGGCCCGGAGCGGGCGGCGCAACATCCTGCATCTGCTGGAGCAGCGGCGCCCGGAGCAGCGGCGGGGCCTGCCCGTGCTGGCCCCGGTGATGGAGCAGCTGAAGCAGCTCGGGCGCTACACCGACGCGGAGCTGATGGCCACCGTGGTCTCGAGCTTCTTCACCGCGTTCATCAAGTCCGAGACGCCCGAGGCCGGGCTGCCGACCACCTTCGACGACGACGACCTGGTCGACTCGACCGACGCCAACAGCGTCGAGCTGGGCAACGGCTCGGTGGTCTCGCTGGCCCCCGGCGAGGACGTGTCGGTGGCCAACCCTGGCCGGCCGAACACGGCCTTCGACGGCTTCGTGCTCGCGGTCCTGCGGCAGGTCGGGAGCGCCCTGCAGATCCCCCACGAGCTGTTGGTCAAGCACTTCACCTCCAGCTACAGCGCCAGCCGGGCCGCGCTGCTGGAGGCCTGGAAGATGTTCCGCAAGCGGCGGGCCTGGGTCGCCGTGTCGTTCTGCCAGCCGATCTACGAGGAGTGGCTGGCGGAGGCCGTCGCCAAGGGCAGGGTCGTGGCGCCCGGCTTCTTCGACGACGTCGCCGTCAGGGCTGCCTGGAGCGGGGCGGAGTGGTACGGCCCGAGCCCCGGCCAGATCGACCCGCGGGCCGAGGTCGAGGCCGCGGTGGTCCGGGTGGAGCAGGGCTTCTCGACCAGGGCCAGGGAGACCGCGGAGCTGACCGGCTCGGACTGGACCACGCTCAACCGGATCCGGGGCCGGGAAGAGCGGCTCAGGCGCGAGGCGGGGGTGGTCCCGGGGCAGGCTCCGACGGCCCCGCAGCCAACGCAGGACGCTCCGGGCGCGGCCACGGCCAACTGGCCCGACCTGATGGACCGACTGGAGCGGCTCGAACAGAGCCGACGCTAGGAGCAGCAGCGATGAGCAAGCGTCCGCGCGAGTGGTTCAAGATCGAGGTCAAGGCGCTGGCCGAGGGCAAGCCCGACCTGGGCGACGTCGCGGACATCAGCGTCTACGACGAGATCGGGCCGTCCTTCTGCGGTGAGCCGGCGGTCAACGCCAGCAGCTTCGTGGCGGCGCTCGACGCGCTGCCGACCAGCGTCAAGACCCTGCGGGTCCACGTCAACAGCCCGGGCGGCGACGTCTGGGACGCGGTCACGATCGCCAACCGCCTCAAGGCGCAGCGCGAAGAGAAGGGCCGGACGGTCGAGGTGCTGATCGAGGGGCTGGCCGCCAGTGCGGCGACCATCATCTCCAGCGCCGGCGCCCCGGTTCGGATCGCCGACAACGCCCTGATGATGGTGCACAACCCCAGGGCGGGCGGGCGCGGCGACGCCAAGGAGATCCGCAAGGCCGCGGAGATGCTGGACGCGGTCAAGGGGCAGATCGTGGCCACCTACCGCTGGGTCTCCAACAAGACGGCCGAGGAGCTCTCGGAGATGATGGACGCAGAGACCTGGATGGACGCGGCCCAGGCCGTCGCCGCCGGCTTCGCCCATGAGGTGATGCCCGGCGTCCAGGTCACCGCGAGCCTGCGGGAGGGCAGCCTGGCCCGCCTCGGGTCGGTCCCGGCGGCGCTGCTCCCCCGTGTCCAGGCCCTCCTGGCCGAGCAGGGGCAGGAGCCGCCGGCCGCGCTCGTGCCGCCCACCGCGGAGCAGCAGATCTCCACGCTGCGGACCGAGGTCACCGCGCTCGCCGCCGAGCTGGCCGCAGCGACCACCACCCTGGCCGCCCGCACCGCGGAGCTGGCCACCGCGACCGCCACCCTGGCCGCGACCACCGTCGCCAGGGACGCTGCGCTCGCCCAGGTCGAGCCCGCCCGCCAGGCCGGGCACACCGCCGGCGTCGCCGCGGAGCGGGCCCGGATCCAGGCGATCGAGGCCCACGCGCTGACCGGGCACGGGGCCCTGCTCGCCGCGGCCAAGTTCGGCCGCCCGGCCACCGAGGCCACGGCCGGCAAGCCTGCGCAGCCCGCGGTCGAGCCGCTGAGCCCCGAGGGCTTCGCCCTGGCCCTGCTCGCGGAGGAGCGGGGCCAGCGGGCCGCGCACCTCGAGCACGCGCAGGCGGACGCCGACGAGGCCACGGCCGAGATCCGTCCGAGCGCAGCGCCGCGGGGCAACGCGGACGAGGCCCGCCTGGCACACCTGATCAAGCTGGGGGCGGAGGCCGCCTCCACGACCCGGAAGTAGCAGAGCAGCCCCGCGAGGGCTCGTGAGCGAGGGGCCGCCAAGGCAGCCCGCCCGGAGGACAGACGATGTCGAGCAGCACCGAGACCTTCACCCCGGATTCCCTCCTGGCGGGCGACCAGCAGCCGATCCTCGGCGAGGCCGAGACCCTGGCGATGGGGCAGAACCTGACCCGCGGCACCGCCCTGGGCAAGCTCCTGCACGCCAACGGTGGCGCGGTCGCGGACGGCAGCAACACCGGCGAGGGGGGGATCGGCTCGACCGACCTCGGCCACAAGGCCAAGATCGGCGACTACCTGATCACCTGCGTCGACATCGGCACGCCGGCGATCTTCTCCGTGGTCGACCCGGACGGCAACCGGCTCGCGGACGCCGTGGCCGAGGTGCCCTACGCCGGCCCGATCGCCTTCACGATCACGGCCTACGGTGTGGCCTTCGCCCTCGGCGACCTGTTCACGTTCACCGTCAGCGCCAGCAGCGGCTACGTGACCGCGCTCGACTCGGACAACGTGGACGGATCCGAGGACATCTACGGGATCCTCGCCGAGGACTGCGACGCGTCCCTGGGCGCCACGGTCTGCAGTGTCTACACGAAGGGCGAGTTCAACACCAACGCGGTCGACTTCGCCGCGGGCGACGCCTACACCGACTTCGAGGACGAGGCCCGCAAGATCGGGATCGTGTTCCGCACCAACCTCGTGGTGCCCTAGCCGATCCTGACCGCACCGTCCGCCAAGGCAGCCGTCCAGACTGCCTGACCACTGCCGCACAAGTCACTGATCACCCGTCACCAGACGGAGGGATTCCCGTACCGACGGGCCGATGGCCCGCTCAGTGGAGGCCGAGATGACCATCAGCCTGTTCGATCCGCGCAGCCTGGGGAAGATGCTCGTCGAGCGCAAGGCGCCGAAGGGCCTGTTCAAGGTGCTGTTCTTCCGCAACGAGCAGCCCTACGACACCGAGCACATCGACTTCGACGTCGTGACGAAGGTGCGCCTGATGGCGCCCTTCTCCAGCATGAAGCTGCCGGGGAAGGTGGTGGACGACCAGGGCTTCGTCACCAAGAGCTTCACGCCTCCGCTGGTCAACCCGAAGAAGGTCACCTCGGCGGAGAGCCTGATGAGCCGCGTCGCGGGCGAGGCCGTGTACGGCGGCCTGAGCCCGGACGAGCGGGCATCGGTCAAGCTGGGCCAGGACCTCGCGGAGCTGGACGACATGATCCGGCGCCGCGAGGAGTGGATGTGCGCGTCGGCCGTGCTCAACGGCACGGTCGTGGTCACGGGCCAGGGGGTCAACACGACCCTGTCCTTCGGCCGCAACGCGGGCAACACCATCGCCCTGCCGGCCGCCGCCAGCCGCTGGAGCGCGAGCACCAGCGACCCGCTCAACGACCTGCGCACCTGGAGCCGCACGATCGTCCAGCGGACCGGGATCGCCCCGGACAACGCGGTGCTCGGCAGCGAGGCCGCGGCCGCGCTGCTGGCCCACGCGGGCGTGCAGGCGCAGCTCGACAACCGGCGGATGGACCTCGGCCAGATCGCCCCGGAGTACCGCGAGGCCTACGGCGCGACCTACCTCGGGACGATCAAGGGCACGCAGCTCGACCTGTGGAGCTACGACGAGTGGTACATCGACCCCGAGGACATCGCCACCGGCGAGCAGTCGATGATGCCCACCAAGCAGGTCGTCCTCGGCAGCTCCCGCGCCCAGACCGAGATCGCCTACGGCGCCGTGCCGGTGGCCACCGGCACCGACGGTGCCAGCGCGATCACGCTGGTGACCGGGACCCGCGTGCCCGAGAGCTGGATCGAGAAGGAGCCGGCCGCCCGCTTCCTCAAGGTCAGCTCCCGGCCGCTGCCGATCCCCGTCCAGGTCAACGCGTTCCTGCGCGCCACCGTCATCGCCTGAGCCTGAGCTGCGAGGGCTGACCCATGACCGCCTTCCGTGACCAGCTCGCCGCCGACGTGGGCGCCTGCTTCCTGAACCTCGACGAGTTCGGGGAGGCCGTCACCGTCGACGGCGTGCTGGTGACGGCGGTGCTTGAGGCGGACGGAGCGACGGGGCAAGGCGCCGTCGGTGGCAGGGCCGGCGGGGACAGCTGCGAAGCCGGCTTCGTCCGGCGGCTCACGCTGCACCTGGCCAGCACCGCGATCACCCGCCCGGTGGACGGGCAGGCGCTGACCCTCGGCACGGGTGCCACCGCGGTCGAGTGGTACGTGCGCCAGGTGGACGAGGCCGAGGGCGTGCTGTCAATCCAGCTCGAGCGGCAGGAGTCGACGTGAGCATCGCCGCGATCCTGACTCACGTCCAGGGGCTCGTGGACGGGGTGGCCGGCGCGGGTCGGTGCCACGTCGGGCGGCGCTTCTGGAAGGCCCGGGATGCCTTGCTGACCGCGGCTCGGGACGCGGCCGTGGGCGACCTGATCCACGTCTGGACCGTGCGGCGGGCCATGGTGGCCGAGGCACCCCACGCGCTCCAGACCTCGCAGGCCACTGTGACGGTGGTGCTGGAGGGCTGGTACGAGGCCGCGGACCCCGGGACTGGCACGACCGACCCCACCGAGGCGGCGCTGTCTGTCGAGGAGGAGTCGATCCGAGCTGCCCTGCGGTCGTCCAACGGACTGATGGGCGGGGGCGTCGCGGTCTACCGCCGGCTCCCCCAGTGCACGGGGTGGGAGCTGCGGACCTACGCCGGAGTCGAGTGCTGGTGGTGTGAGCTTCAAGTGGACGTGCATGACGTCCTGACCATCACCTACACGCCATAGCCACGATGCAGCAGGGAGATAGATAGATGCCGACGATGGAAAAGCAGCTGCTCCTGGCGAAGGTCGAGGGATCGTACGGCTCTGCCGTTGCACTGGTCGGCGCTGACTCTCACGTCGTCTTCGAGCCGTCCTACAAGCTGGCGAGCACGCCGTTCAAGCGTGGCATCCAGCACCCCCTGCAGCGCCCGATGCGCGCCAGCACGATCGGCAAGCGGCAGCCGGCTCTGACCTTCTGGCAGGAGCTGCGCGGTAACCCCCAGGACTTCACCGCGCTGATCCCCCCGCTGTGTCACCCGTTCTGGCAGTCCTGCGGGCTGATCGGTGCGTACACCGCTCCGGGCGCCGTCCCGACGTGGACTTACTCTCTCGCACCGGGAAGTGCGACCAGCTTGACGATGCGGGTGGAGACGGACGGGCTCAACCACTCCCTGCGCGGTTGCCGCGGTGACATCGTCTTCGAGTTCGTCCCGGGCGAACGAGCGAAGATCTCCTACTCCTACCAGGGCCAGTACGTGGCGCACAGCGTCACCGGGATGGTCACCCCGTCCGGGGCGGACACCCACCCCCTGGTGGTCGAGTCCGCGGTGCTGCAGCCCTTTGGGGACGCCGTCGCCGACGGCGCCCTGGTCCACGTCTGCAAGGTCACCCTGAGCCTGCGCAACAACGTCTACCGGATTCCCGATGCCAACGCGGTGGAGGGTGGCGGGGAGATCGTCATCCTGGGGCATGGGACCCCGCCCGACGACATGGGTATTCAGCTGGTGATGGAGTTGACCCGCCCCGTGGCGGACACCGGCCGGTGGTGGGATCGATGGGTGGACCGTGAGCTGTCCGACGTGCTGTCGATCACGCTGGGCTCCTTGTCGGTCGAGCCGAAGCAGATGGTCGACTTCCAGATGAAGAACATCGTGGTGGACGCGATCGAGGACATCGTGATCGGCGGGCTGGCCGGCCACAAGGTGACCTGCACCCTGATGGGCGCCCTGGCCAGCACGACCGAGGACGACCTCAAGATCGTGTGGGTGCAGGCATGACTATGAGAAGATGGACCGCTCCGGACGGGACCGTGATCGAGCTGGAGCCCGCCACCTACGGCGTAGACCTGCGCGCCGGCCTGGCCGTGGAGCGCATGAGCGCGGCTGAGCTGGAGCCCTACGGAAACACCATCTACGGCGTGGCTCGCCACGCCGCGCAGATCCTGAGTGTCACCGGGAGCAAGGTGCCTCCTCTGCCCCCGGCCATGGTGGACCGGGTGCGGTGGTTCCTGGGCCTCCCCCGGTGGGCACAGGCGCTGCGTCGTGAGTTGTCCAAGGACGAGCTCACCCTGGAGGAGGAGAGGTCGACCTGCGCCACGTTGCCGGCTCCCTCTTCGCCCACTTGCGTCCCGCCGAGCGTCGCCTCGACTGCGACAAGTGCTCCCCCTCCCTCCAGCGCGCTCGCGGGTGCACCGCCCCGTCGGTCCCGCCGGGCGCGTGGGAAGTGAGGCGGCGCCTTACCGACCGGGACCCGATCGGGGTTCGTGACCGCTGCCCCCACACCTGCGTGCGCCCGTGGCACGCCGACCTCATGACCGCCTACCGTGAGCACCAGTCGGGTCGCCGGGTCTACCCCTCCCTGAGTGAGTACCCCGCGGCCCTGCTGCTGCAGATTGCGATCCTCCGGCAGGAGGAGGAAGCGGCGGGCAGACCATGAGCCGTGGGTACAGCGGGAATGGGCTGGAGGTAGTCGGCCTGGACGCGCTCCTTCGCGGTCTTGACGAGATGGTGGCGGTGGCGGAGAAGCCCAACCTCAAGACGGTCACGCTGATGTTCGTCAAGGGGATTCGTGAGCGCGTCCCTGTGGTCTCTGGTGAGCTGCGAGACAGCATCAAGGTCTACCAGGACGGCAATGAAATGGTCGTCGAGATGGGCGCATGGTACGCGTTCCTCATCGAGAGGCGCAAGCCGTTCATGCAGCCGAAGTGGAGCGAGGTAGAGAAAGGCCGAGACATGTTGGCGGCTCAGGTTGTGGCCCCTCTGGAGAAGAAATGAGCGATCCGCAGGCCGACATGATGGGTTGCGGGGGGCGTTGTGGCCGCTAAGCAGGTCGTACAGTTCCGCTTCACGGTAGAGAATGAGATCACGCCCGAGATCCGGGCGATGAAGGCGCAGCTCCTGGCGGCTCACGAGGCTGCGGAGAAGACGGCCGCCAGCATCAAGAGGATCGCGGACGAGGAAAAGCAGCTCGACGCGATCGGGATCAACAACGTCCTGGAGATCGCCAACAAGCTCGCCGGCGCCTTCCGTGCTGCAATCGATGCGGTCCGTGAGTTCGCCAAGTCGGACGCCGACGCTGCGACCCAGATCGGTGAGCTGGACAGCGCAACCAGCCGACTGACTACCAACTTCGGCGGTCTGGTCAGTAAGCAGTCCGCGATCGTCGAGACCACCACTCTGATGGTGAACGGCTGGGCTGCCCTGTTTGAGTTCTACACCACGTTCGACGTGGCCAAGATCGGTCAGACCCAGCAGAAGGCAGATGATGCTGCCCAGGCAGTGCTCGAACTGGCGAAGCTGGAGGCCGAGAAGGCAGCACTGTTTGCTGTCTCCGAGAAAGATCGGGACGATGCGTGGAAGAAGCAGGTCGAGCGGTGGCAACTGGAAGCCAGGACGAGGACGGCGCTCCGCGTGGGCCAGGAAAAGGCCGACGAGCAGATCAGGAAGGAAGACGAAGCCGCGGCGCGTGCGGCCAAGGTTGCCGCAGCTGAGAGG